CAGTTCGTACAGCATACAACCATATGCCATGCACTGTACAAAATAGTGTTCGATCCACTCTCGTGGTTTCGGTTTCTTGGATGTTTTGAAATCAATTATTGCTAGTTCGCCTTCATATTCGGCAATACAATCAACCGTTCCGGCAATACCAAGTTGTTTACTATATAGGGAACCTTCAAGTGCATGAATATTGTCAATCTTATTCAGATGAGATTTAGAAATCTTAAAAAGAAAATCTGAGATAGGTTGAACCTTTGGTAGTTCTTCATTCTTCAGAAAATGCTCAGTCAGAGTGTGCATATCTGTACCACGACTTGTTGCCTTTTTCGTGATGCGATCTGCTTCTTCAACTCCTACTTTTTTACGCCATTTAACAAAAATCTCCTTATTAAAATGACTGGTCACCGAAGTGATGGAGACCAGTCGGAGAAGTTCTTCTTCATCAGGAACAGAATAGTATCTTACCCCATCAATCGTTTCTCTCTCAAGTTGAGGGAGATCAATATCAACATGATTAAACATTAAAAACCTGCTTCAATTTTTGCTGTAATATATTCTTTGACAAGACCGGAACGAACGATATCATCAATTCCAAATTCGATTATATCAAATGATGGCATTTTACGCAAGATATTCATAAAGTCATGAATACCATTTCTTTCATTTGATTTACTTAAATCAGATTGACGTGCATCACCACAGAAACAGATTCTACTATTTTCACCAACTCTCGTAATAATACTATCAAGTTCGTGAAAATTTAGATTTTGGAATTCATCAACAATAATAATTGAATTGTCAAGAGTTGTTCCACGAAGGAATGATGTGCTCCAGAACTTAATTGTATCCTGGGACTTAAGATTGCCATAAAGCATCTCAAAATCTGCATCACTAGGCATCTGGAACATATACTTCACCATATTCTTATAAGGAATTTGGTAAATATCTGCCTTGTCATCATGATCACCAGGAAGGAATCCAATTTCTCTAGTGGCAACCAATGACCTTACAAGATAAATTCTCTCATAAGGTGTTCTCTCATCAAGAACATCTCGTAATGCATTGAAAAGAGTAATAAAGGTTTTTCCCGTTCCAGCACAACCGTATGCAATTAGATGTTTTCCCTCTGTATATGAGTCAAACAATCTTTTTTGATTATCAGATAATGGGTCAATATCAACTAAGTAATTGGAACTTAGTGGTTTTTTTCTCTTCATCTGTTTTGTTGTAAGACCAACTCCGATTGGTTGATCGTCCTTTGCAGATGCTCTTTTTCTTCTTGCCATACTAACTAATTTTTTTTACTTTTGAACCGGGCATTTTTGCTGCTCTTCCTAAAACATCATTCCATCCTGGATTTCTTGCCACTAGTTTATTTTGCCATTCACCAACTTCACCCACACCAGGCATAGTTGATGGATCAGAGTAATCTCTAAGCCAATCTGGATTGTCTTTACGCCACTGATCCCATTCGTGAATACTCATTTTCACTTCTTTTTGCTCACCAGTTTTGGTGTTTACCACAGGGTATGTTGCCATCGTTATGAATTCAATATGTTGTATTTAGACCCACTCCATTGCTTCCGCAACGGCAGGAAACTGTTCAATAAAGATCTTCTTGGCACCTAAAGCAATGTCCATATGCTCCTTCTGTGTGCCATTTGCAGAACGCAAATCGATATAATGAATCCATGAGCGCACTGATCCCGTCATGTAAATTCTTGTTGGCGTTGCCAAAGGAAGCACAAAGCGAGCACATTCCTTTGCAATCGATGCATCTAGCATTTCTTTATAGAGTTTCATTCCCTCATCAAAGTGCTTTTGCATTTTGATTTGGAACTCCTGACGGACAAACGGGTCAATATCATCAATAGAATTCTGACGATTCTTGGTGTCTTGACGGCGTAGTTCAGGTAGAGGGATCGTCTCCGCGAGTAGGGAAGAATCAGCATAGCGTTGTGAAAATTCTTGATATGTGAACGAACGATGGCGCAGCACTTGAGCTGCTACTCCCCTAGTAGTATTAATCTCCAGAGTCATATATGCTTGCTCAAAGATACTCCAGTGCTGATGCTTCACACAATACTTGAGGAGTCCAGAGAACTTTTCGTTTTCCTGATTATTAGGATTGCTTACACGGGCACAATATGCCATGTGCTTTTCTGCATCAGGAGTTGCACTAATTAATTTTACGCTCATTTACCAAATCCTTTTGAGTTTTGTTTTTCCAGTTCTTTAACTTGTTTTTTAATAGAACTAAGTTGTTTCTTCATCTCTCGAATACGTTCTTGATCATAAAGATGATCTTGTTTAATCAATCTTTCAAGTACTTTTACAAGTTCTTTTACTCTTTTTGTTTCAGTCATCATCGTCCTCAAAGACTTCATCATAGTCTAATTTTCTTGAAGGAACTTCTCTTGGTTTATACGCATCCACATCAGAATACACTTCTGCCTTCAAACCATCAACAAGTAATTCTAAATTACGGACAATCAGTTTTAGTCGTTCTTTATCCATATGTAGTTATTGTTTCACAATCCATTATAACATAAAAAAGAGGGGTGATCAATCCCCTCTATATTTTATATTTTAGTACTAATTTAGAATTCTGCGACAAATGCGTTTACATGTCGCCTGGTCATTATCGCATTCAATCAAGCAGTCAAAGTAGTCATTAACCAAATCGAGTTCCTCGTTGCATCGGTTTAATGTACACTCAATGTGCATCCACTCTGCTAATTGATTGCGAGAAATGATATTGTGCATATCACCTCCATGCAATTTTACACATTACAAGTATGACAAAAGAATTTGATCTCAGGTCATAAGCATACCTCTTTGAATTCTACCACTATATATCAAAAATGTGCCTATTTACACATAAATTATAAAACTTTCATTACTTTTTTACAAAACTATAAAAAAAGAGAGGTTTCTCAACCTCTCTTGTAACTATTTGGAAAGAACTCTAATCTCTCCATATATCAGTGATAGGAATGCTACAGAACCAAGGGATACGATCCCAGCAATTTGTAGTGCTCCCATATCACTTTACGTAAGTGCGACCACGGTAGCAATAGGTGCCATGAGTTTCCTCAGGTGCCTCATGCACTTTACAATCAACTCCACGATACTTAGTAACATGGATTTGTGCATTGTGCAGTGCTGCTGCCTTGTCGATTTGTTTTTTGATGAGTGTAAGCGTGTTCATTTGTTTTACTCCTGAAGTAGGTGAAATTAACCTTCTCTGCTTTCGCAGGATCCGTTTTCCCGTTCCTTCAGTCGTTTGCGTCCCATGTGCAATGTGGAGTTGCTTCTTGAATTACTTCAATAAGTTCCACCTTAGCAACATTATCCAAATACTCACTTGATTCTATACGATCCAACATTACTGCTGCATCAGTACATTTTAAATCAACATAGAGTAATAATTCAAATAACATGAGATGAACGCTCCGTTCCGCGACTTACTTGCGTCCCCTAAGGGGATGAACGACAGGCCTATTATAGACCTCATACATTATATAGTCAAGCGACCCTACAGACGAAAATTTTTCTGGAATTTTTTTTCGACTATTTTTGGAATCACTTTCGCTTTTTGGTTTCGGGTGCCTTTACACCATAGAGTTTAGGATTAACCCTACCCTCTGTCTGATTCATCGTTACGAAATCTTTCTTGTACTTATCATAATAATGATCAAAGATTTCTACCTGCTTTGCTGCAGCTGCAATGTCATAGTGTGATACACCATCAACTTTATATTCTACAAGAAACGAATTGTTAGGGAGTGTTCGATCCTCTGCAGGTTCTTCACCACAGTCTTCAAAAAGTACTTTCATGAGTTTCAAGAACGACCTCCCCAATTAATATCGGTATATGCTTCACTAACAACGTCTTTTGTAATTTTATATTTGTCGGAAAGTTTTTTGTCTTTAACCAAACAAATAATTTCTGCCTCTAGAGGATGAAGACCTTCAAGCAAATTAATAAACATAGTTTCACGACGGATACTCTTCAATCCATCATTTCCACCTTTCACAAAATGGTAGAAATTTTTTGCCTCTCTACGAATAGTTGTATGTCCTTGCTTATCACCAGACCCCAATGAAAATGATCCGGTCTCATGCATTTTACGAATCTCTTCATCAATTTTTGTCGAAAGAGTTCCACTATATGATGCTTGATCTTCAAATCCAGAATAAGGAACCTCACCTTCTGGAAGCATGGATACTACGGACTCATCAAAATTCCAAATCAAAAGTGATTTAACCCATGGTTGTTCATATTTTTTTAAAATTTCAATCTTCTTTGCTTTGCTTCTCTGTTTAGAGACTAAGTGAAAAATTTCAAATGCAAAAGGATTTCTGGGAAGATTTAAATTGGTAGAAGATTTTGCTGATACTTTGGCAGTGCTAGCTTTCTTCGTCGGTGTTTTCTTCGTTGTCGTCATAATAGTTTTCAAAATTAAATGCAATGACCTCATCTGGAATCAGGTTACCCTGATTATCAAACATTTCGGGGTGAGGTCTTGGTACTTCCCGATAATTCATCATGTATTCTCTTGCAGTCCAACCTCCTATAAGTCCCACGATTAAAAACAATACGGTCATTAATGAACCGAAAACTAAACTAGCTGCTAACATTTTTCTTACCTCGGGAAACTCTTTTCTTCTTTTTTGAATTAAAGGAAAACTCAAAATAGATGTTTACTTCCCGATTGAGAAAGCAAACCATCTTTTCAAAAATGATATGAAATGGTTGTGTCTGCTTTCTCTTACCTCCATTAAGTATAAAATCAACACCACGATTTGTGTGGTTTTGATTATTTATGTTATCATTTAACAACTTGTTGTTCCTTGAGGAATTGAATTGTGTCAACTGATCCTCCGATTACTTCATCATCACATACTACTTGAGGAAAGGTAGATCCCTCCCCAAATTTAGAATAAAATTCTTGTCGAGTAAAATCCTCATCAAGATTATAGGATACAAAACTACTTCCTGTCAACTCTAAAACTTGTTTAACCTTATAGCAATAAGGACAATTGTCTTTTGAATAAACTTTAAATTTCATTGTTTCCATAGATCGTATAGTAATTTATATTTAATTATAATAGCACACTTTTAGACCACAGGAACTCCATACTTCTGAGACAATTCTTTATTAACTTGATCCATGCTAGGGAAACCCTTCACAGTAGCCCAAGTTACAATACTATATCTCTTGCCTTTTGTTACGGGTTCAACTCCATGAAGATAATGATGACTTGACGGGAAACAAATCATCATACCTGGTTCAGGTCTAACACGAATATGGTGTTCCGGAAAAATAAAATCACCACCTTCAAAATCATCATTTAAATAAAACACCATTGACAAATCTCTATCAGTAGACTTCTTCCAAATCTTTTCACCTTCTGGTGTGAGCCAAATACTTTCCCCGTCAATGTGTGGATTATAATGTCCACCAACACTATATGACAATAACTGTGGAAATTCACTACTGTCCACTTCAATCCCATAGAATGGATTGATAACATGTTTTACTGCACCTCTAAGAAGTCCCTCAATATTTGGAAGCAGTGGACCCATCTCAATGATCTGAGTATCTCTTATTTTTTTATTAACTTGCCATGATGTTTTTCCCGTTTTGTTTGTAGTCATCGGATCAAAAACAGAAAGATCTTCTGAAGAAGACCTTTCAATATGATAAATTATCTCTTGAATACCTTCAGGAGAAATGACATTAGGTCTAATTAAAATATTTGTCAGTGGGTTATCAATCATATATTTTATTTCCACTCCTTTATAGGATTAAAAAAGAATAATTGAACCATTCGTCCATTTTCTAACGTGTTACCAAAGTTATAGTTATGTGAGTGCCACAAGTGAGTTCTGAATAACACTAAACGATTGAACTTCATCGGACACAAGAAGTATCGTGTCCATTTGTCTCTATCTAGTCCATCACCATACACAGTTGTCCACCAACATTCTTTATACGTTGGCCATCCATGATGTTGTGCCTCAAGATCAGTCTTAGGAATATTTTCTATCTTTAAACTATTATGTCTCCAAAATGATGTGCCACCCTCATCAATACAATCTTTTGGGTCGGACATATAAATTACAGCACCCCATTCCCAAGATGGATCTACATGAACGTCCTGTTTATATGTATCATTCTCAAAAGAAATACGGAAGTATCCGTTCTTATCGGCAGCTGTTAATCGTTCTTTGGCAAGAAATTCAAACTTCTTATGAATCTCTTCAGAATAATAAAATTCATCAGAATTTCTTCCAGGATATGTGCTTTCCTTATCAATCGGGAATTTAGAATTTAATCCAAAATTTCTAACCTCTCCTGGATTATCATAAAAATTATCAACAACAATAATATTTTGTCTCATGTGATCACAATATTGGTTTATTATAACATATTATTGTGGATTCCCATCCTCTCCTCCACTAAGTCCTGTAAGTTCTTCTCTTCCCAAACTCAATGGTCCTTTGGGTGATGCATTTACAGTATCGTTAGAGTAATCAATTCTATCCAAAATGGAAGTCATATCCATATTACCACCAAAATATCCAAAATTGGCATTGCCAGTTGCTGCCAAACTATATCCCTCTGTAGCTACTAAATTTCCTATACTAGAATGAGTAGATGTATCGTTAGCATAATCGTAACGGGTTATTCTAGAGTAAAATTGATTACCACCACCAATATATGCATAAGTAGCATTGCCAGTTGCTGCTGATCCCCAACCAGGATTATTGGAGTTTGACATAGAAATTGTGTCAGTAGTATCATTAGAATAACTAAGACGTTCTATTCTCGATCCACCCGAAACTGATGGCTCACCACCAGTAAAATATCCAAAACTTTGAGTACCAACTGCACAAAATCTTCTAACATAGAATCCCAAATCTCCGACAGCTGTTACAGTTTCATTAGAATAATCAAAACGTTCTATCCTTGTTGTTCTACTGGATTGATAACCCGCAGTAATTGAGTCACCACCCGCAAAATAAGCTTTATCAACATTACCACAAGCTGCCAATCCCCATCGTACAGCTAAGTTAGCTCTGTGTGTCATATCTCCAGTATCACTAGTATAATCAATACGTTCTATTTTAGAGTGAATGGCTGTTGGATCTCCAAGATATCCACCACCTGTATAACCATAATTAAGACTTCCCACTCCTGCCAGACAGTTTTTACCTCCTGCAGGCAATGGAGCTCGAGCAGGTGCTGTAACAGTATCATTATCAAAAGTAATTCTATCCACAACACTTGTATAAGTGTTGTAACCAGCTCCAGGATTGATGTCACCACCCGCAAAGTAACCGAATGTAGAAGCTGGTCTCACTTCAGCCGCAAAAACTTCAGAAAATGCAGGACCATTTACTGCAGCAAATCCATTTGCTCTAGCACTAGAAGAAGAATGATCGTATCTAGATACGTTTAATCGTCCTTTAGGTGATGCTGTGACAGTATCATTAGCATAATCAATACGATCTACTCTTGCACGAGTATCTATAAGTCCTCCACCAGAAAAATATCCAAAATTAGCATCACCTGTTGCTGCCATCTTCCATTGTTCACTACTTAGATTACCTTTAGGAGTTGCCTGATTAAGATCATTAGAGTAATCAATATAACTCACCGATGAATAATAAACTTGTGGTGTTGTTGGATAATTAGTTCCACCAGCAATATATCCACCATTAGCGTTGCCCGTTGCTGCACCAAATGCCGCAGTATGATTCAGATAACCTCTAGTTGTGAAACTAGTATCAGAAGCATAGTTAACACGAAATACAGTAGATGTTGGTGCATCAGGTGCAAGATCATCGTTTACTCCTCCGGCAAAATATCCATAACTTTGATTTCCTGTTGCCATGATACCATGTCTTCTTATAGCTGTAGGAGGAGAAAATCTTGCAGATGCAGTTACAGCATCATTAGAGTAATCAATACGATCTATACTTGAAATGTTAACCTGTAAATTGAAAGGTCCACCTTCTCCACCACCCACATACCCATAACTGTTATTACCTACACCCGCACAACCAGATCTTGATTCGGATAATGGTCCTCTAAACAAACCAGTTGCAGTATCATTTAAATAATCGATCCTCTCTACTCTCGAATCATCATATGGAGTAGGATTAGATCCTGTGGATGTTGGAGTGATTCCACCTGCAACATATCCAAAATTTTCATTACCTACTGATGCGAAAGATTGTCTCGCCTCCTCCACATTTCCTCTAACTAATGAAACAGTATCATTAGAATAATCAATACGTTCTATAGAAGTTATTCGAGATCCTGTAGTTCCAGAATATACAAATCCAGTATCAGAAGTTGAACGTGTTCCATCAACAAGTTTTTCAAAAATACCAAATAAAACACCTGGTCCTTGAACTGGAATTGCATTTTCTCTAGAACTCGTTGCAGTATTATTTGCTACACTATCCGTCAAATAAGCAGTATGAACAGCATTAGCAGTATCGTTAGAATAATCAAATCTATCTACGATTGATGTTAAAGCAGTGTTATTATCATAACCACCCATAAAGTAACCCTTACTTTGATTACCTGTTGCCGAGCCACTACCTCTATGTGAACTAAGTGATCCTTTTGTTACTGCATTTACAGTATCATTAGAATAATCAAAACGTTCGTTTATTGATACTGAAGGAAATTGTCCGGCAAAGTAACCAAACTCTGAATTTCCAGTTGCCATAAGATTATTTCTACCTCCAGAACCTAAGGTAGCTTTAGGTAATGTTTTGGAAGTATCATCGGCATATTGCATTCTTTGTATTGTCGATTTTGGTGGAGAGTATCCACCTCCACCAGCAATATATCCAAAGTTAGGAGTACCTACAGCACCATGATCAAACAAAGCTTCTTCTAAGTTACCTCTTAAAAATTGAGTAGTAGTATCGTTGGCATAAATTATACGTCTTATATTTGATGTTATAGATGGTTCTCCTCCACCAGTAATGTAACCAAAGTTGGAATTACCCACTCCCTCAGCACTAAATGTTCCAGTGGGTGATGATAAATTCCCCTTTGCTACTGAATTAGCACTATCGTTAGAATAATCTACACGATATACATATGAATACCTAGAAAAGTTATTGAATCCACCAGCAAAATATCCAAAGTCAGCACTGCTTACAGAGGCCACATCCTCCATTTCTGTTAATAAACCACCTTTTACTTGAGTTTGAGTAGTATCATTAGAGTAATCAAAACGATCTATAACAGTTGTTATAGCAGGCAATCTTCCTCCACCAGAATATCCAAAATCAGTTCCTTGCGGTGTTCCTCCAGTATCTCTACTAGAAAGTGCAGGAACTGAACTTAGATTTTGCGATCCTAATGCATTTTCTGTAGCACTTACTCCGGCACCATATTGAAAAGTACCAGTTTGTCCTAAGTTTCCTACTGTTTTAAAACTATCAGTGGTGGTGTCATTAGAATAATTAAGACGATATATTAAAGAACGAGTGGGATATTGAGATCCACCAGCAACATACCCAAACTTACTATTGCCCGTTGAACAATGATCAGATTTTTCACTAGGTAAATTAGATTTGGGTGATAGTGCATTAGTATCATTAGTATAATCTAAACGAGATACTATGCTATGAGTACCTTCATATGGTGATGGATATGAATACCCTCCCATAAAATAACCACCATTTTCATCACCAGATGCAGTAAAATTCCTAGTATTACCAGTTAACACACTATTGCGAGGTTGAACTTTGTCAGTATCATTAGCATAATCTAAACGACGTATAGCACTACTAAGGCCAAAACCCCGATACCCGCCAGCAAAATATGCAAAGAATTGATTGCCTACTACAGCTCCGCCTGAACACGCTCGGGTAAGTGTTCCAGTTGAATCATAAAAACCAGTTATTGAATTAATTACAGTATCAGTAGCATAATCATAACGATCAAGCTTCGTCCTATGAATCCGAGGGGATCCACCATTATGTCCAGAACCAAAATATCCATAATTTTCATTGCCTATTGCAACAAGGAGATGTCTTCTAGTACTAGAATATCCTGACATAAGCACTGTACCAGCAGTGTCATTACTATAATCAAGACGTTCTATAGAAGTGTCATCGATAAGTACAGATACTGTGTCACCACCAGTAATATACCCATAATTAGGATTACCAAATGCTGCTGTCCCATCATCTCTATCATCTATTTGAAAGGCATGAATTGAAGCACCATCAGTATCATTACTAAAATCTAATCGAAATATTCTGCTATTATTATCACCACCCATGAAGTATCCATAAGGATTCTCTTTACCAAAAGGACCATTATAACTCAACCAAACGTCACTTAAAACGGACCAATTTTCAGCTTTTTGATTATCGTGAGTTTGTCTTAATCCAAATATTCCTCTAGGCATTTTTTATTAGCATCTTTTGATATATCATTGAGTTATTTATTTGCTCACCAAAGCCATTACCATATGAATGCCAAAGACGTGCATTAAATAAAACAATACGATTATATTTTACATAGACACTAGAATATTCTTTCCAATCTTCCTTCTTTTTAACATCAAATGTTGAGACAATCTCATCATGAGTTTTTAATCCATGCAACTGAAGAGTATATTCATCAGGAAATGAATCGAGACCTGTCCTAACATGACTATAAAAACTCATACCTTTTTTAGATATACATTCTGCAGGAAGTGTCAAATAAACTACGGCAATCCAATCACATGCAAGATTAGATGTGATTGGATTGAAAGTATTTGCAAGGTCACTTTGATTAAATAAATTTTCTACCTTTACTTTACGACCTAATAGATATGAAATTTTATTAGGTATTTCTTCGGTAAAAACTAATTTCCCTTCAAGAATTCCTTTATGATACTTATGTGCAATATCATAGAAATCATCAGCAATAATAATATTTTGATTCATACTAACCTTGAAGTTTCTTTTGCTCCTCTTCTGGTGAACCTGTAATCATACCAAGATCCTGTCCGGTAACTTCTTGAATACCTGTAAGAACTTTCTTCTGAAGATCGTTAAGGAAGTCCATCTTACCTTGAGGACTTTCAAGAATTTTACTCATAGGCAGATATCCTTCGGGAAGTTCATTCCTCTTATCAACAAGAGAAGGTGCAGATGCACGACGCATACTGTGCAGGTTGCCGATAGAAATACCAGTCTGTGCCGCAACCATTTCATCCATTGCCTGATCAGCAAAACGACGTTCCCAATACTTACCATCATTATCAAGGAACTGTTCTCTGGTAACTGGTTTACCACCATTCTGCTCGATCAATTTCTCAAGCATTTTATCAAGGTGTTCCATCTGATGAAGACGATCACGAATTTCAAGTTCACATGACTTCAGATAATGAGTCAGTGACAATTCGTCCAAATCAAACCAGTGAAGTTCTTTACTGCCACCACCAGGTCCACCACTTTCCCAAAAGATTGGTTGAGTTCGATCTTTATTTGCCCACTTGTATTCAAACTCACGAACTCTCTGTTTCATCTCAATGAGTTTGTACATATATCCTTCTGCCATTTGACGACGAGACTTCAGAATATTTTCAAAAGCAACAGGAATAGTATGCGTATCAAGCAGAATAAACTTTTCTAACTGAAAATTAGTTCTACCTTGTGCAAGTTCTTTATCACTCTCTTCCCATCTCAAGACATTAGCAAATGCTTTCTTAAGATACTCATCATCCATCACTGCCTGTTCAGAAGTGATTGGAGTATAGGACAGTGCAGTGTTTTCGTTGGTCATGGGTTCTTCCTTTACAATTTTAGTGATCAGTTTTTTCCACTGTTGTGCAATTTTTTCCCAATCATATTTCTGAGAAACGTGATTAGAAATAGATTTTGAGATTTGATTATAATATGTCCTGTCTTCTTCAAAATAATCTAAAGCAGTACAACAAACCTCTGCAAATTTATTTAGAAAGTTTTCAGTAACCTCATATCCCTGAGTTGTTCGGGTTCCCTCTAGTGGAACCACTGAAGCAAATTTATCACCGGCAACTTCAGGTGTAGCACCAATATCGGTAATGATTGGATAAGCACCACACTTCATTGCCTCTGTCATCGCAACACAAAAAGTCTCTTCCCAAATATTAGGGTGAATAAAGAATGCAGCATCTTGATAGGCAGAAACAAGTTGTTCTTGATCAACTGCTTCAGAATATTCTACATTAGGAAGTCTTTTTAAATGCTCATACAGTTGAGTATAAGGATCATCTTGATCACCATACAATGACATTGATGAAAAGATTTTAAACTTTGCATCAGGATGTTTTTGCTGAATCCTTTGTATGATAGTAGGCATTAACACCAATCCTTTATAAGGAATTGATGTATGAATAAAAGTCTTTGTTTTATTCTCAGAGTAAGTGAAGATATCACTCACACCATTTGAGATTACAGTTATCTTATCCTTAGGAACCTTATGAATTTGAACAAATTTTTCTTTTGCCCAATGAGATGGTGTAACAATATGACTTACTATATTATGATCGAAATTTAAAAAGAGTGGTTGATCATATGCATGATGTGCCCACAAAATTTTGTATGGTTTATTTGATTTTTTTAATTCTTCCGGAAGATGAGAAACTTTTACATCTTCAGGGAATTTATAGTGTTGTGAAAGATAATGAAATGAACTTTCAGTTGCTCCAGATTTCATAATTATTCAGAAAAAACGTGTGAACCAACGTGTTGTAGTTTGATTGTAGTATCTAGCCAATGAGTATATCCAGACATTCTAGCACGATAAAAGAAACTTTTATCTTCGGATGCAAAACTATCACCAAGTTTTTCTTCCATAAAATAATGATATGAATTATTCATCTCTGCTTGAGAAGGTGGATAGTTACTATCATTAGTAGATGGTGTGTATTTTAACTGAGGATATCTCCTTGCAATTTCATTAAAGACTCTACGATGAATCATTACAAATCCCATACCGTTCCCACCAATTTTAAGAAGATTTCCTTTACGTTCTTCCGGATGAAGAACATCAATACAATACCGAATTGGCATTGTTTTCATTGGATATGCTCCAGAAATAATATCTTCATTGTAACTCAACATCTTTAACACATCTTCTGGATTAAATCCAATATCACTATCAAGGAAGAACATGTATTCATGATCTGTATTATTAATGAAAAAGTTTGCACACTTAGATCTTCCATGAGTAATCAAGGAAGAGTTTGCCTGTGTTAAAAGACCATGAGGTATACCTCTCCTCAATAAAAGTTTGCCCAAATTGAACAAATTCATCGTCGTTTTTTCATTCACAATTCCCCCATGACAAGGGAGTGCGATCATTATACCCATATCAAATAACAGTTTTGTTTATTATAACACAGTATTATGGAGTTTGCTCCACTGATTCATTATAAGCTGTTGCAGGACCTCTTACAATATCTGCTCCCATCTGAGCAAGTCCGTGTTCTCTTGCACTTACTCCTCCCGCATCATTTTTACTATAATTACATGCCCCCTTAACTACAGTATCAGCAGTATCATTGGAAAAATCAAGACGTTGAGTTGTACTAAGGTACGGAGTTGGTGTACCTGGACCAGATCCAGTCATAAAATATCCATAATCAGAATTACTTGTTGCTGCAAGTTGGTAAGCAGCAGCTGTTAATGGACCTCTAGCTGGATTATTTGTAGTATCCCTTGCATAATCAACACGACTTATAAATGAATGGTATATACCAGGTTCAGTATATCCACCACCAAAATATCCATAATATCTATTACCACAAGCTGCTAAACCATATGACCTGTCTTCCAAAAGACTTCCTTTATTTACAGTATTACTAGTATCACTAGAAAAATCAAGACGATCTACAGTTGACATAATAGCAGGAACACTAACTGGTATTCCAGTACCACCACCAAAATATCCATATGAGTCATTACTTGTTCCGTCTAAAAAGGTTCTAGCCTGATATAAATTAGCTGTAATTGCTGTACTTGCTGTTTCATTACTAAAATTTAGTTTACTAATATTATTAAGAAGATTATTACCCTCTCTACCACCAGCAACATATGCTTTATATCGAGTGCTTACTGCCGCACCTTCGTATGTTTCTTCATCCAAATCACTTACATTGGTAAATTGAGTATCATTGGCATAACTAACACGATATATGTTTGAGGTATATGATCCAATCCCTCCAAAGTTGATTACTCCCCCCATTTGATAGAAGAAATTTTCATTTCCTGCAAAATGAGAAAAACTGCGAACATTATCAACGTTACCTCTAGTTTGTAATCTTGCAGTATCATTAGTAAAATCTAACCGTTCCATATTTGCGGCATGAGTACTTCCAGGTTCATCACCACCAATAATATATCCACTATTATAAGTTTCACGGAAGTCTCCTACATCAAAAGTTCTAGAATTATTACTTGCACCATATCCACCATCAACTGCAGTTATTGGATAATACAAGAATGCTCTATATTCATATCCATCATTTCTTGTCTCTGGCAATCCATTTTCATGAGCACTCAATCCAGCCAGTTGTCCCATATTACCTTCAATTAAGCTACCTTTAAGAATAGGATTCTCAGTATCATTAGAATAATCGATACGTCTAATAAGTGCATCATCATTATTATTACCGGTATCTGCTCTACCACCTGCATAATAACCACCGGAAGAATTTCCTGTCGATCCCGAATAACTATGACGAGAAGGACTACTCATAGTGGCAATTTGTGACACCGTATCATTGGAATAATCAATACGATCTATAGAAGAAACATAATCAGTATATTGTCCACCACCAAAATATCCAAAGTTGAGGTTACCTGATGCATTGTGACTATCTCTTTCCTTTATCAGTGCCGCATGTGGTGACAAAGCAGCACTATCATTTGAAAAATCAAATTTTTCTACTGTACTAACAGTTGTAGTAGGATTTAGAAAATATCCACCCGTAATCCAAGCATATGATTGATTACCGGTGACTTTACATCTTTGAAGGCTATCATGTTGACCAGATCCTGATGGCATAAGAGTGGTTGTCTCATTACTAAATTCAATTCTCATAAATTTAGTGTTGTTAGTTCCAATTCCTCCAAAAAGATAACCATAAGTAAGATTACTTGCACCATCTGCTCCATGCATATGGAGTGGAAAAACAGAAGAACTAACTATACTTCTAGTGGTATCATTAGAATAATCAAGTCTTCTTATATCAGACAAAAATGAAGGACTTGCAGATGGATGATATCCCCCACAGAAATAACCATTATCATTATTTCCAACTGCCATCATACCAGATCTTGCCGGACTTGGGGACATCATAGACGTTTTGTTTTTGCTATCAAAAGTATCATTTTTCATATCAATTGCTTGAATATCACTATGATAAGTGTTACCAGGATTAGTGTTACCACCAGCAAAATATGCCCAATTAGTTCCTGTTGGTACTGTAGTAGTAGAAGAATTTCCTGCAAAAAATACTGTTTGACGAGTTAAACCATTTCCCTGAGAACTACATGCTGAAACACGAAGTACCTCATTACCTATATTACCTTTACCAACAGTGTTGGATGTATCACTAGAATAATCAAGACGATACACACTTGAATAAAATACTCCTGGAGTAGTGCTACTTCCACCACCAAAATATCCACCAGTTGTACTGCCAGCTGAACCTCCTCCCATAAGTTGAATAGATGTAGATCCTTTATAGACGGTATTACTAGTGTCACTAGAATAATCAAGTCTTTCTGATTTCTTTGCATTCGTTGCAGGAAGACCAATTGCAGTTCCACCACTCCAGTAAGCAGAAGTGGTATTCCCTGTTCCAAAATGCCCAGTCCTTGTAGCTTGCATGTCACCTAAGTTTGATGTAGAAGCAGTATCATTGGAAAAATCAAGACGTTCTATGGTTGTTTGATAATTAGTCGGAGTGGTTGGCTCACCAGTTACTCCCCCAGCAATATATGCGTTAGTACCTGATGGTACTGCTGAATGGGTGCCTCTTATATCTCCTAAAGGACCTTTAGGAGATATACTTGCAGTGTCATTCGCATATGAAATACGTTGTACAAGTGATACTTTTGGTCCATACTGTTCCGTATCCTTAACTCCTCCAAGAACATAACCAAAAACATTGTTACCAGATCCAGCAGAATATCTTACCCCCTCTTCCAAATTGCTTCTAATTAATGTAGAATTAGTATCATTTCCAAACTCTAAACGTTGTATATTTGACTTCGTAGAGGGTGTGGTTGAACCATAGATATATGGATGGCCACCAGCCCAATACCCAAAATTACTATTGCCAAGTGTTGTATAGTGAGAAGCATTAACATCATGCAAAAAACCTCTTGCTATTGCATTATTAGTATCATTAGAATAATCAAGACGACTTATTGAAGTAGGAAATACATAAGTGTTTCCATTAATAAATTCCATTCCACCAGCCCAATATCCAAAAGGATTATCTTGCAAAACATTTGATGCTGTTTGCCAGACATCACTTTTTGAAGCCCATTCGCCTTCTATCTGAAGTCCATAAACGTTTTCTAATCCGAATACATCATTCTTTGTTCCCATTTATCCTACCCTCAGATTTTTTTACCAGCAACAATAACATCAATAGTTGATGTTGATCCAACCTCAACTTCAAGTTTAGCACCATTCTCAATTCTCTTTGGTCTATCTAATAAATCAACCGTAGCATATCTAGGTATAATTAAATTCTTAGCAAGATAAGATGTTGTTGTTCCTTGCGTAATCTTAATAGAAACTGTATGATCACCAGTATTTGTGCGATTTGCAAGTCCAATTTTCTCAAGCATCGTTGCACCAGATGAAGTATATAGAGTAGCTTCAGTAGTATTAATTGTAGTTGTACCACCATATACAGAAACATAATCCGAAGATGTCTCTGTAGTATAATTAACATAAACATCTAAAGCAGTATTAACACCTACATAAGCACTATTCGTAGACCACATTCTAATAACACAATCTGGACCAGCAACAATTGGATTCTTAAGAAGATCAATAGCACCACCTGTTAGGATGGGAACATTATATGCAATGTAAGTTTGCTCTCCACTACTATCTTCAATAGAAGCAATAATGTTTGCAGTTGTTCCTACACCAACAGACTCATCAATATTTGCAACATGAATAGATTCAATTATATATTGTTTATTTGCTGTCGATGGGAAAGTAAACATTGCACTTTCGTATGAAAGAGGTTTCAAATGAAGGGAACTTGAAACTCCCGTAAAAAACTCACCACTAGTCTTTGGTGTTGTAACATTAACTGTAGCTTCTGAACCAGATACAGATGCAGAAATTATATCACCAGTAAAATTAAATCTACTTACAGCATTTGAACTACCCTGAATAACACCCTCATTTTCAACCGTAAGACCTACCAATGCATCTGCAGCTGCAGCATCTACCCACTGAAGATCACTACCATCATATGATAAAACTTGACCTGCAGTACCAGTAGAACCATCACCGTCCCTGAGTATATTTGCCTGTATACTACTTGCCGTAACAATACCAGTCGGCATGTCAATACCACTAGAATCAATTGTTACCCCAGATCCTACTACTGCTGAAGTAGATTCTAATGATGTAGCAGTTATAATACCAACATTATCAATATTATAATTTGCAGCATCTAGGTCACCACCAAGTGTTGGATCAGTATCCTGTACAACACTACCAAATTGACCACCAGCTAATCCAGTTAAGTTTGCTCCATTACCATAAAATTCTCTAGCAGTTACAATACCAGCATGAAGTATACTTGAATTGGTTGAAAGTACCGGATCCGTTGGGGTTTGAGTTCCTAAACCAATATTAGCAGTTCCAGTAATATTATTATTGTTAAGATTTAAAGGTCCACCAAGTGATGGAGTGCTATCTCCCGCTACTTCAGTAATTGCATTGGATCCCTGAGTTGTAACAGTAGTAATTCCTGTAATTCTACCATTAGCATCTACACTTATCCGTGGTGTTGTTGTATTATCACCATAAGTTTTTGCATCTGTCACCCCAGTCAGATTAAGCAGTGAAGAAGCATCGATTGCAGGTAATGCTCCACTCAAGTTTGATGATGAAACAAGACCGTCAAAGTTTGTTGCTGTTACAACACCAGAAGCATTAATACCACCAGTAACAGTTACACCATAACCAGTAGTTTCAAATTTCTTACTATCGTTATGATAGAGTTCTACGGCATCATTATTACGTGCAATAATAGAATCTTTATTAGTTCCTGCTTGAATAATAATATCGTCACCATTATTATCTCCAGTATCGGCAGTAGAAAGGATAATATCACCAGTATTATTTGTAATATATGAATTAGTACCATTATGGAACATTTGGAAATCACCAGAATCTCCAAACTTTAATCTATCATTAGTTTGACCACTACTATCTCCAAATTCAATTAAATACTCATTAGTATCTAAGTTTCCACCAAGTTGTGGTTGACTATCTTGTACAAGATTTGAGAATGCACTACCAGGAACATTTGTTAATCCTGCACCATCACCATAGAGATAGTTTGCGGTTACAACACCAACATTTAAAATAGAAGTATTAGAAGTAACAACAGCATTGGTTGGAATTGAAGTTCCAATTCCAACATTATTGGTATTGTCTATGTAAACACCATCGGTTCCATTCGATCCAAAGATAACTTTACCACCACTGGCACTATTAATTTTTATATCTGTATCGTTTGCTCTAATAAAATTACTATCATTAGTTCCAGAAGTTCCACTAGAACCAAAAGTTATACGACTATCAGAAGTCCCAGTCAAATCTATATCATCACTAAATGTAGAAATACCAGTAACTTGAATACCAGAAGTAGTTGCTTGAACTCTTATGGTACTACCAGAATCTATTATTGCTGTAGCATCTCCAACATCAACCGAAGCAAAAGTATTATCACCTCTTAAGAAAGTAGTGCTACTTTTAGTTCCGGATGATCCCAGTCTATCAATTGATATAGTTCCAGTCGTGATATTAGCAGCATTAGAAAGATTAGTAGCAGTAGTTGCGGTTCCACTTAAATTTCCAGAAAATGTGGTAGCAGTAACAATACCAGTAATATCAACACCGGAAGGATTTGCCTGAGCTCTTGTGGCACCATTAGAATCTATTAATGCAGTAGAATCAACCGTAGCAAAAGTATTATCACCTCTTAAGAAAGTAGTACTATCTTTAGTTCCCGTTCCAATTCGATTAATTGATATAGTTCCGGTTGTAATATTAGCAGCATTAGCAAGATTGGTAGCAGTGGTTGCTGTTCCACTCAAATTTCCAGTAAATGTAGTAGCAGTAATCGCACCAGAAACATTTACATCATCAAGTTCAGCATGTCCATTTACGTCAAGACTACCAAGTGTTCCGACACTTGTAAGAGATGAATTAACAACATTAGATCCTAAGGTAGTTGCATTAAGAACTTCTGTTTGATCAATCTGATAACTCTTACCAGAAGCAACATTCAGATTCTCACTAGACTTGAGTGATGGATTAGTTCCACTATTATAATGATACTTAAATGTATTGTCCGGACCAATTTGAATTCCAGCACCATCGGCAAGTATATCAGTGGTAGCTGTCGTAGCAACACCAACAACAAAGTCGGCAAGTTCAATAGTCGTAGAGTTTATTTGTGTCTGAGTACCATCAACAAATAAATCACCTTTAATTCTTACAGTACCAGTATTGTCTCCAACTGTTCCAGGATCAATAATAAGATTAGATGGACCTGCAATAGTTGCGGTAGATGCCGCACCATTAGAAATTGATACACCAATAGCAATGGCTTCAAATACTGTATTTCCATTATAATTCAACGAAGGTGTTCCATCCTGAGAAACATCAGTTAAATAATCAACTCCTGCCTGAGCAGCAGAAATTGTTGATCCATCAGACTTAACAATTCCATTGATAGCAGTAACTACAGGATCAGTTTCATTATAAACTGTCAAATAACTGTTGTTATCAACAGATCCATCTGCTTTAAGAAATTGTATTGATGTTCCAGTAGCAGTTGCAAATCCAACTGCTGTAACAATCCCAGTAATATTTGCACCATTCAATCCAACAATTTCATAAGGTGTATTTACCTTATTAGAATTTACCTCAACAGCATTACCCATGTATCCATGAGCACTACATTGATAATGAAGAACAGTTGGAGTAGTGTCAGTTACAACAATCTCAGTGTATGTTGCTGTTGAAGTAACATTTGTAGTATATGCTGTAGTCCTATCTGCCTCAAGATAGAATCTGAATGGGTGACTTGACATATCACCAGAACTCAGAGTAAATCTGTAAGTTCTACCAGGAGTAAGTGTAAGGAATGGTGACTCAATACCATTGATATAGTATGCACTACCAGAACCACCACTATATCTGTGGTTAGACTTAGAAGAAACTGTTACTGCAAAGTTGACTGTACTACCGTGAGGTGCTTGAAGATAATCAAATCCAGCAAGTGCAGTCGCAGTTATGATACCAGTTACTTTTGCGTTTGCAAGAGTAGTTGATCCAACAACAGATAAACCTGCACCAACAGTTGTGTTTAGATCGACACCAAGTCCACCATTGATTTGAACAGCAGCAATATTAGAATCTCCTAAGACATTATCAGTCTGATTAGTAAAAGTAGTAACTCCAGAGAATACATTTTCTCCCGTACCACCTTCTACTTCCAAACCACCAACATATAATCTATTGGCAATATAAACATCACTCGTAGTAAATGACGCAATACCAATAAATGTAGAGACTCCCGATACATTTAAATTTTGTGAAGTTAAGTCGGTGACAGTAGTAACTCCAAGAGTAGAAACTCCTGATACATTTAATTGTTGAGAAGTTAAGTCAGTAGCACTAGTAATCCCAAGTGTAGAGATACCAGAAACAGATAATCCAGTGCCTACGGTTAAACTTTCCTGTATTGATACATTGTTATCCAATCCAACCTGTGGAGTAGATCCCTCACCGGTAGCATTACTTACAATTATTTCATTTGTTGTACCAGTAAAAGAAGCAACATAGTCTCCTGTAGTATCAGTACTTAATTCTACACTATTGGGTTGAATCGTTGCAGAAAGTGCTACGTTACCTGTTCCATCGAAAGAAACTGCAGATGCAACAACATCACCAGTAATCTCAAAATTTCTTCCAGTAGATAAAGATGTTGCTGCTCCAGTTAAATTACCAACAAACTCCTGTGCAGTAGCAACACCAGTAACATTTAAATTACGATCGACTTGCAAGTCGTTCTCAATCGTGACTGTTGTTCCGGGAAGTGTTGGATTATTTGGAATAGAAATAACTGGGGTAGTTCCTTCACCTGAAGTTACATCAACTGCAATTTGATTTGCCGTGCCACTAATTGATGCAACATAATCACCAGTCGTATCTCCACCAAGAGCAACACCATCAGTTAAATCTAACTTTGTTCCATCACCATAATAAGTAACAACTCCGGATGTAGCAGTTACAATACCAGAATATATTTCAACAATTCCTAATGTGGAAATACCAGAGACGTTTAACTGTTGAGAAGTTAAGTCAGTGGTACTAGTAATTCCAAGTGTAGAGATACCAGAAATAGATAATGATGTTCCAACTAATGAGTCAGCAGCAACTGTTGATCCAGTAAACTCACCGTAAAGTTCACTATGAATTCTTTGGGCAGTGATCACTCCTGTTATTCTGGCATCACCATGAACAATAAAATCTGTAGTAGCAGATCCAATTAAAACATTACTAAGAGTAGAAATACCAGAAACATTTAGAGTATCAGTTTCAGTATGACCTGTTACATCAATACCAACATCAGTGGTTTCAAATTTCTTGTCATTGTCATGATAAAGTTCTACTGCACCTGTTGGAGAGAAAGATGC